CCAGCAGGTCCACAAGGCGAAGCCGGTCCAACAGGTCCAGCAGGCGACGCAGGCCCAACAGGTCCAGCAGGCGACGCAGGCCCAACAGGTCCAGCCGGAGCAGACGGAGCCGTGGGTCCAGCAGGTCCACAAGGTCCAGCAGGCGACAGTGTACCGCCTGTTCCTTTGGCTGCAATTCAAACTGTGTCAATCACCTCTACTAGCGATGGAACACAGTCGGGCAACAGTGGAGATGCATCTGTTACATATACAATAACATCAGCTGCTCCAGTTATAGCAAGTGGATTGATCATTACAAATGGTAGCCATATTGCTTACAAGTCTGGTACAGCGGAACCAGGCGCTCAAACCGTTACATTTAACACAGGGTTGTCGTCTACCGAATACACCGTGTATGCATTCATAACAAGTTCTGCTGGTACCATTTACTCTGATGTAATGACTGGTATATCAGCAGCTTAATTTTGTTTTGGATCAATATTGTCTGGCCGTAGCTGCCAGAGGACGTATGATGACCTGTATGGTACCCATATCATTCATCTCATTTATCACAACGGGTTCGATTTTATCCACATCGAACCCGTCAATGTGATCAAGACAACAATCAAGTGTGGCACGGTTGGATTCGGCCCAGAATGATACCAATTACTTTATTCTGTAGTCTCTTGTCGTTTGTTGGTTCCAAAAGATATAACGGTTCCAACTGATATAACCTTTACCAATTAACAGGCTTTCAGCCATTCAATGCAACCCAAATCTTCCTATCATCTGCTCGTGATCCGTTGAAACAACTAAATAAAAATATGAAAGAATTATCCAACTGTTTATCTTCTAATGATCAATACAATGAGCGTACTCGCATCTTCATTGAAAAAGCAATAGAGGTCCATCAAAATCTTTATTCATATGACACTACAGTTTATGTCCATAGTCATAAGAAGGTTGAAATAACCTGTCGTATCCATGGGGTATTTTCGCAAGTAGCGTCTAATCATATACAAGGGTTCGGTTGCCAAATGTGTCAATATGCTGCAAAAAGAATGAACTATACCAAATATAGAACTATAGATGAGATAAAATCTGTAATCAACAAAAAGTTTCCAATCTTTTTAATTTTGGATATACAAGGTATCAATTTCAAATCAAAGGTGCATCTAGAATGTCCGCATCATGGAAAGTTTCAGTGCACAGTTTCTGCGATCCATCATAGCTCACGATTTTTGTGCAAACGATGTTCTCATGAATATGCGAGCAAAAACGCAACTATGAAGCAGGATGAGTTTATTAAAAGATGTGTTGAGAAACATGGCGATACGTATGATTACTCAAAAACGGTATATCGCCATTCTCATAAAAAAGTCATTTTCATTTGTAGAAAACACGGTGAGTTTGAGCAATATGTTAGCGCCCATTTGACTGGGTCAGGCTGTCCTCAGTGTCGATACCGGGTTTCAACGAACTCTACAAAATGGTTAGACAGCTTGAACAATCAGAATATCAAATGTGAACAACACGTTGAAGGTAAATTTGTGGATGGACTTGACCCATCCACGAATACGATATACGAATTTTATGGTGATTACTGGCACGGAAATCCAAAAGTGTTTGATACTCAACTCTACAATAAAAGAACCAAATGTACGATGGGAGAACTCTACCAAAGAACTGTTGATCGTAGATCGTACCTGGAATCAAAAGGATACACTGTGATAGAGATATGGGAATCTGACTTCATTTGTGTAACTTGATCCACTCTTTTCTCTCATCAGCTTTGTTGTGATTAAAAATAAGGTCTAGCGCCTCTGACAATTTCCCGTCATCCAACAAAGGCACCAGTTTTGGATTGGCAAGGCTATGTATCCAATCAGTTTCCTCAAGGCTACCAAGTCCTTTGGCACGGGTTGGCTTTGGTGCCCCTTTCCAGTCTTCGGGATTATATTCCTGATAATCATCTGCGTACCAGTAAAAACGCTTTTTGCCCTTTTCTTGGATGATAAACGGAGTTTGGAACACATAAAAAACGGGCGGTAGTTTTGGATCAAATAGTTCTGGCCAATGCAGGTAAAAGAAATTGACCAATAGTGCGGTTATGTTTGCACCATCTGGGTCCTGATCAGCAGCAAGGTAGATGCTGCCATATCTCATGTCCTTGCGATCGGCTTTTTGTCCCAGACCAACACCAACTGCCGTCATGATATCGGCTATTATTTGGTTTTCAATAACGGTCTTGGGCAGCTCGCCTCTTACGTTGAGAATCTTGCCACGCAATGGTAGTGCTCCGTGAATTTCCGGATTTCTTACCGCAGCTACCATGCTCTTAGCACTATTGTGACTGAGTAGACCATTTGATAACACAAACGTTTCGTCATCTAATACTTGTATGTCGTACATGTTTGTTTTTCCTATCGGAGAGATATCTGCAATGTCTTCCATTAAAAACAAACTTTCATTAACATTCATTTTTGTATAGCTCCGTTTATAATATCAGTTATTGTTTTTTTATAGTCTTTTGGATCAAGTATTATTGATCCAAATGTATGTTCTTTTTTCTTCATATGATCTTTGTATTCTTGCGAATCGCCGCCGGCAATTTCAATATAAATATTCTGCGATACCATCCATATATCATAAAATAAGCTACTATTTGGATATTTTCCATTAATCATAAAATCATCAAATTCCGTTAACCCTAGAGAACATAAATAATCATAGATTCTAATCTCATTAAAACTCTTGAGAATCGTTCCTTTATCTGTGTATGAATAGCAGCTATAATTATTATGAAATATTTTACGAAGATTTTTTCTATAATCTGGCAGTATTTCTCTAATATTGTTTTCAATTTCAACTACAGACACTCCAAAAAAATCTTTTGCAACTTCGTAAAATTTATAGAATTTCAATTCTTTTTCTAAATTGAACATATGATATTGATACGTTTGACAGTCCTCAACTATGTTAGCAACTCGTTCGATGAATGTATCAAACAATTCGATATTATATTCATAATCATCTCTTTTAATATGTGCTCGTAAGTAATACTCAGTTCCTTTAATTTTTCCGTATTTTTTGATATAAGAAATAAGGCTGATATTTGTGCCGTCTTTCCATTTGTTATATTTTAGTAACCCTTCTTGTGCTCCATATTTTTTTATGAAATTGTCTAAAGTGATCGCCTTTCTTTGCTGAACAGCATTCCACATCGATTCTCTGTTGCTATCGATATATCCTTGATAGCTACGAGAATAATTGGCTTTATTAATCCACGCATTACGATCTTTATCATTCTCTTCGAACCATTTCTTTGAACGACTTTGCGATTTCTTATAATCATTTATATTTTGATGATTTTCTTTATAGAATGGGCTGCTATTTCGACCATGAATTTTTTCTAATGCTGCTGTTTCATTGATTCCATATGCTTTTCTTACAAATTCTATACTGTTTTTGTTTAATTTCTTACTTTCACAATTGTTTTTTGCAAAACAAAGGAACTGCGCAGTGTGTCTGCGTCTCACTCCAGTTGGTATGATACAACCGTTGTTCACATAATGATTTATACCGATAATATCATGATTAAAATCACCGCACCATGCACATCTTAATTCATGATGTTTTATATCCCATATCTTAAGATAACTGAATATTGATATATTTTTTCTTGTCAATGTTGCTCGTAACCGAATACTTCTATCATGTTCAGTATTCTTTGATCGAAAACTGATATTCAATTTTTCACATGTAAATTCACATAACATGGTATTATATCGCCCTCTGTCATTATTGTTTATTTAGTATAGAGGGTGACAATTATGATAAATTATGCGCTATTAATAAATGAATTTCAGAATCTAGATATTTGGTAGGAATTTTTTCAATAATACCAGAAGAAATATTTAACACTGAAAATAAATGGTTTTCAGAAATTATACATGTTTGATTGATTATACCATTCGTAAATGATACAGATTTATTAAACTTTTCATCATCAAAGTCATCTACCCTTACAATTTCAAAAAACGAAGATTCCATGTTAATGATAGATGAGAGTAATTTATGTTGAGTTTTAACAATATCTTTGGCTTTCACCACTTCATACATATTATTTTCAACATTGAAAACAGGCATTTTGTGATCTGTGCTTATTTTTATAACTTTACCAGTTGATGTTGTTATCGACACACCATCAGTAATTTTTGCCTGCTTGTTACATATTGGTTTGATCGCGCCTGTGTGCGTTAAAACAAGATCTCCAAGATTTACGTCTTTTACTTTTTTATTGATAAATTCACCATCTTCGAAAATTGCGATTTGTGTGTCTTCAGCTATGCAGTCACCTTCGCATATCAACAGTATGCATTTGCTTCGATCCTTGCCATTGGCATCAAGCAACTTTGGCACCTTGTTGCGCATGAGCTTGCGATTGGCCTTGGCAATATCGGCATCGTCCTTCTTTTGGGTACGGGCTGCGCAGCGTGTGTAGATCGCATCTATCCAGCTCTTGTGCGAACGAAGTATGTTTTTAAAGGTGGTTTCATTTTCCAGGCTAGACTTGATGTAGCGATCAACCTCGTCATTTATCAGGCGGGTCTTGCTCTGGCTGTCAAAGTTGGGAGCGTGCATGGTTGTGGTGTTATAAATCAGCAGGCCTTCCGCAATGTCGCTGCGATTTGGAGTGAGGCCTCTCCTCTTGCTTTCTCGTTCCATGGCTTTCAGCATACCACTAAAAAACAGTCTTTTGAACGCATCAATGTGCTGCCCACCATTGAACGCAGGAATGTCATTTACCGTGCTATGCACAAATTCGCCTTCGGCGCCGAAGGCAGGAACCAGGTAATAATTGCTAGAAAACTTTTCTTCATTTATGCTGATGATCACAGGGTTAGAATCTGCAAACATGGTCTTGTCAACGGTTTTACCAACAGTAATCTTTTCTCCGTTGAAGGTGAACTTGATTCTCGGATGGTTTGCTGCGACCTCGAATATCCTGGCTTTGACAAAGGACAGCGGTATTTTTGCCTTGGGAAATACAGCAGAGCTCAACGTAAAATTGATGTCCGTTCCGGATTTCATGCTACTGCTGAAGATACGAGGTTCACCAATGTCCAGATCTGGCATCAATTCAGTGCCTTCTCGAAATGTCTGCTGGAATCTTTTACCGTCGCGTTTGATGTCCAAATTAAACTCCTTTGAACAACTCACCACCACCGACGCCCCTATACCGTTGGTCCCACGAACTTCTTCACGATCACCAAAGTTACGCCCTGCCCTGGCCTGAGTAAGAGCCATGGTGGCCTTGTGCATTTTTTCGTTTTCATCCCAGTCAATCGGGATGCCGCGCCCGTCGTCTGAAACGCTAAATGTCAACGTTTTAGGATCGTATGTGACTTCAATCTTGGTGCCATGGCCGTGGCCGACTACCTCATCAAGACTGTTGTCAAAAATTTCCCTGAACGCACAATACGCAGCTGGGGTCCAGCTAACTTCCTCTGCCTCGAGCTTTTTTCCATTCCAGTTGATAACGGTTTGGGTGTGCAAATTGCGACTGCCAAGATACATCTCCGTACGCAGGCGGTGGTGCTGTGTATCAGTTAACTTGACAATTTCTTCACTTTGTTTCTTGGCCATTATAAATCCTGATTTTCCAACAACATGATAAGCATAATCCTATACACAAGGTTGTCAACCTTAATGAAAAACGGAGAATGTTTCCATTCTCCGTTTAATCTGTAGGCGTGCAATTAATTTTTATAATATTAATTTAACAACCCAGCAATTCTAACACCCAAAGATGTTGATTCTGGTAATAATAAAGGTTCACAACTTGTCATGAGCTGACGACGTATTTATTGATTTTGAGTTGTAAATGTCTATTTTGCTTCGGTTTTGTAAAGTGGGCCCACTTCTGTTCCAAGGTAGGACCCGCACCCGCGGATTTAGTGCTTACGCAGCCATTTCCAATGCAACGAAGTTATCGTTTGCGTTTATAGTTTTCTTGCGTTCTAGAGGGTCTTTGAAGTTATCTCTTAATCCCTAAGGACTACACCTCTAACGGAGCTTGCGCCCGTAATGCCTACCTCAACCCTTACTGTCGTCAATCGAAACCTGCGTCACCCCCATATGGTGGAAGTGCCGGGTGCTGCCCCCGGGTCTTGACCAACTTATTTGATTGCTATCAACAGCATCAAGTTTATTTATTGTTGATAATAAAACAGATGTCAAGCGTAGGTTTCTATTTTTTTACCGTGGCTGCTGTGTTTTAAGCCGTCGTTACCGTCAAATATCTTGAAATTGTCGCATTCGTACTCTAATGCGAATGCAAGCGCATCCTCAAATGAATTGAAGGCGTGATCGACGTATTTTAACACACCCTTTATCCAATGATGTGTTCTAACCCTATGAAATTCTGACATGTTACATCTCCAAATATGTTCTGGTATTTATCAGAAATAGGTTAACCATTGCTTGCGGGTATCGTTTGTGTATGATTTTAACAACATCTGATTGAGCCTGACATTTATCTGCGGAAACTTCCAGGCCCGATGTAATTTTTTACACATGTCGTCGCTACTGACGGGATTGGCACAAAACCATTCCATTGCCCAGGGGATTTCGGTGCTGCCAACCAATGGAACGCCTGTGCTGATGTTGTCGGCACCTACGATATTAAACGTTTCCGTGAAGCTCACCTGCATGGCAATGTCCATGGAACCGCAGATTTCAAGGAATTCCTCCCGTGGACACCAGGTATGGTTAACCAACTCATGACCCTTATCGGCCATTTGCTGGAACAAACCCTTGAGATTGTGTAGTATTGGCTCACCTTTCATCTCGATCCTGCCCGAGTTTATATGGAAGCGCAGCTTACGTCCAACGGAGTCGGCAAACTTGATTGCGGCCAATGCCTGCAATAGATGATTTTTTAGCGGGCGTATGGCGCCAAAGCATGAGATGTTGACGACATCGTTTGCTGGGTTGAATTTTTTGGTCTTGTAATCCTGGGGATAGAAATTTGGCATGTATATGATCCGACGGTCTGCCTCTGCATCCGTCCATGAATACATGTGCTGGAGATAGAACCGTGTTTCATCCATCATTCTCGGCGCGTTTACACCGAAAATGATATTGGGAAATCTCGCATAGTCGCCTATCCAATCCATTGCGATCCCTTCGCTGGCGATGAATGGCATTTCGCTGTGTAATCGTATTATCCACGTAACCTTTGGATGCAGCTTGCTAAGAACATAGAACTTTGAAGGAACCACCCATAATGCTTCTATGATGACATGTGTAGGTTTATATAGGTTTACTTCTCTGTCTATGCAATTGTTATCCACAACAACCACCAGCTTGCTTTCAACACCTGCGTCCTGTAGCATGCGATCCATGAAGCTGGCACTGTTATACAGTCCGGTGCTGAGTCCAACGTGATTATGTATGGGTTGGTTATAGTCAGGCCTACGTTTTAAAATAAAAAGAACTCTTGCCATGATGCATCCTTGGGAATAATATATGTATTTAATTGAGTTGCACCAGTGCCGCCGGCTGGATGATATCGTTAATTTTGTTTTTAGAGGCTTTGTCAATGTTCATTGACAGGTATTGCCAAACAAAGGTGGCAGCAGCCAGAGAAGTAATCTGTGCATGATCGTAAGCTGGATTTACTTCCACGCAATCCATGCCCACCCAATTAATGCTTTGTAGCTCATCCAACAGTTCTCCAAGCCACATGGTAGATAAACCCCCAATTTCAGGAGTGCCTGTTCCGGGTGCATAGGCAGGATCTAAGCAGTCAATGTCCAGTGTAAGATAGGCTGGTAGATCGCCAACTATTGTTTTGATAATAGATGCCATTACAGCAGGATCATGCTTCATGGCCTGCTTGGCTGATATGGTGGTACCGCCTCGTTTTTGTAAAAGTTCTCTGGACTCCTTATCTGCCGGACTGCGAATTCCGATGCTGATCGTATGGTTAGGACTGATTAAATCATCTTCGATAGCATAATACAACCACGTTCCGTGACCTTTTAGCTGGCTGAAATGCATTGACCATGTGTCACAGTGTGCATCGAAATGAACCACAGCAACCTTACCGTGTTTGGCCCGTAGCGTGCGTAGGATTGCATCGGTTATGCCGTGGTCGCCACCTAAGGTTATCACATGCTTATCGTTGCGTAAAAAGCCGTAATAATGATCTTTTATGATTTCCAAGGCCTCGGAGGTATTTCCGCTAGGTATGGGTATGTCGCCAGCGTCTCCAACCCAATTGCCTAATTCGACGGGGTACCTTTCGTGCACCCCGTCGGTCAGCATCATGCTGGCATCCCGTATGGCATTTGGACCCATCCTAGCGCCGCTGCGGAAGGTGGTGGCACAATCAACCGGTGCTCCTAGGATTACGAATTCATGTGTTGTATAATTTGGTACTCCGCAGAAATTGCGTGTGGTACCATACTGGAATGGCATATGCATCATACAATAAGACCGCTTGACGGAATGGCTATACCCGATGTTTGAGAAATGTAGTTTTTTGTGGCATCAGCGTTTGCTTTTACCATGCATACAACGTGATTTTGGGATATTGGAAATTTAACTGACGAGTCGGCACCCATTATCCAAAAGGGGGCCATTTGGACACCTGGCTGGCCGGTACGCGGATCCTGGCTTAGGATCATCAGCATAGGCTTGGTTACAAACAGGGTCTGTGGATTTTGATCGGCGATTTTTGCTATCAATTCGTCACCGTTGCTTAACTTGATGCACACAACGTCGTTGGTGGTTGGTTTGTTTTCAATCAACATATCGTCTTGGTCCTCTTGGCTTCTATTGTCATGCTAGAGGATACATGATATGTTTTGAAATATCAACCAGCAATTACCGGAAGCGGTTTACCACTGTCCGGCCATGTACGCCCAATGTATATAAAAGATCCCTGTTGATATCCGCCGGTTACCACATCGCCTGGTGTATTGCCCTGATTACCACCTAAGCATCTATACCATCCGCCTTGCGGAGCTCCCCACAAAAAGGTAACATGTAGTCCAGAACTGGTATTACCCGACGAACTTACCACGGCCACATCGCCTTGACGCCAGAGATTTGGTTGATGGGTATCAATTGCCTGGCCATATCTACGATAGTCACCTGCCGCAGCTGACACATGCTGGCTGTTGGCACCAACAACATAGCCTAGACCGCTGATTTTCAGCATCCACCCCATGAAGGCTGCGCACCAATAGCTATGCCCAGGGGGAAATACGCTGCCGGACGATATTCCAACCGTTTCAAGCATTTGTTGGATGTTTTTGTTGGCCGACCCGCCTCGCCATGCACCGGATTTGCCTTCCTGCCATACCTTGTTTAGATTGCCAATTAGTGCCCCATACCCACCTTGACCAGATGCAGCAGCATCAACCACCGTTGTTGTGGCCCCTATCATCTGTCCGGCCGCCGCATCTGGACTTGGCGCTGTACCCTCTGAACTGGCTCCAGGAGTACCAGGCGGAACGGCTATAACATTACCGTTGGCATCGGTAATGTACCATTGGGTGTTTTGTTCAGATGTGGCTGCTGATATCTGCTCAGATGTTAGGGCATACTTGGGCGATGGAATGACAGGCAACGAGTGCANTGCAGAAGGTTGCGGAACCGCAGGTTGCCAGAGAGCAGCCTGCACCTGATTGATATACACGCTTGGACTATACCAAACATCTTGCCCACTATAGCTTGGAGGATTTAACGGCATATTATATTTATGGGTTACTTTGCCGCGAAATGTGCTGCCAGCTCCGTATAACCACCAACATGCTTTCCGTCCAACCAAATTTGAGGTACAGTTTTAGCACCTGGATATTTTGCTAACAAATCGGCTCGTGTTATGTATTGCTGATTATCTTCAACTTTTTCTTCGCCAAGACCTGCACTGATAATGTATTCGCGATATGGAATATTTTGGTCCTTAAGTAGCGCCTTTGCTTTAACGCAATATGGGCAATTCATTTTAGTATATATTTCTGCTTGCATATCTATCTCCTAATATGTTTTATCTTTGTGTTTGGTTTGTATTAGTGTACCGTTGGATGTTTTTGCAATCCAAACACTATCCGGTGGCGGCACCAGACCTGCATGTTCATAATGCCAAGCCCAGCGAGAATTATAATTAACGGTTGGAACAGTAATGTGTATATGAGATAAGTTTGAATTAACAATTGCTGACCAAAATTGTCTGTCACTCCATAGTCTGTAATCTGGGTTTGTTATCCAGTATGATAACATATGTAATGTTGTTTTTTTAATGAATAAACAATTGGTATCGCAAAAAATATTACCGTCACTTTCAAAGTTATCTACAAACATATTGGCACCGTTAATTGTGCAGATATTACGAGTAGCTGTTGCAACATCTCTTATGCCGATAGCATTAACCATAGTTTCCAAATGTGTTGGAAGATATGTGTTATCTGCATCAAGAAATGCTACAGCATCAAACCCTCGACTAAACGCCGATATAGCTGCTAACGCTCTTGGTGTAGCACCAGCATCTGCATGGCAATGAGGTAATACCATGTGTTCTGTATTACTCCATTTATCCACCATAGGATGTGGTTCACCGTCTGCAACCATTATGTGCACAAAATTGTTATATGTTTGTGACATAACAGAATTATGGCATGTAGAAAGCACCGCGGTGCTTTCTTTATAGTACGGAGTAACTACTGCTATTCGCATTAGATACCTGGAAGATCTGAATAATCAACCGTTTCACCTATTACAGCCGGAGCAACCCAGCATCCACAAAAACCACCACGCCGGCCACCAGGACGATATGCGACATGTGCGCGGACACCAGCAGTTCCTAATAATGCAACTAATGATAAAACAACAACTATCTTTTTCATTTTATTTACTTTGTAGTATTATATATTACTTTTCAAATTAATACAATTACTTTGATAAATATTAGTGTAGTTCGCGATACTGGAAATATCCAACTACTCTAACATAAAAGGACTATGTCAGCAATGTATTTGCGCTTCTACGTCTACGCTTATTTGCGATCAGACAACACTCCATATTATATAGGAAAAGGAATGGGCAACAGAGCTTATTCAAAACAAAAAGTAATTTCAGTCCCAACGGATAAATCCCGCATTGTTATATTAGAGAATAATTTAACAAATGTAGGAGCACTTGCTTTAGAACGGAGATATATTCGTTGGTACGGACGAAAAGATAACGGCACTGGCATTCTCCGAAATCTAACAGACGGTGGAGAAGGATCTGCAGGAATTATTAGAACACAACATCAAAAAGACCTACAACGATCTAAGATGAAAGGACGAGAGAGTAAGACCAAAGGTTGCAATAACGGCATAACGGATCTAACTATACACGGATTCCAACACACCGATGGCAGAATAGAATACTGTACCAAGAACGAACTTTATACAAAATACAATTTACTGAAAGTAAATGTCCATGCGTTGTTTGGAGGATGTAACCCGCAAAAATCTGTTAAGGGATGGTCTTTAATTAAAGAGGCGGTAGAGCATCATAATCTATTTCCTCTGACATAATTCCTATTACATAGTTGGTGCTCTCAGTCTCCTGCAAGGCAGATTGCTTGTTGCTGGTATTGCTGTGTTTGTTGAACCAAGGAATTGGAGTGGTTTTTGGGGCCGGCAGTGTATACTTGATGCCAATTTCCTTTAATGCTGCCTGGGCGGTGAAATCCATGAAATCCTTTAGGATTTGGGAATTAAGACCAATGACCGGACCAAACTTAAACAGGTAGTCTGCCCAATCCTTTTCCTCCTGGATAACATCCATGTAGATTCGATAAACCTCTCCAGCACACTCCTGCTTGGCTTCTGCAAATCTAGGATCGTCCTTTGCACATTGATTGATGACATACGCAGTCCAGTCCCTGTGTAGTATTTCGTCCTGCAGGATCAGGCTAATGATGTTGCCGTTGCCGATGAAGATCTTATTCTCTACCATGGCAAGGCTTGTGGCAAACGATACCATGAACCGCAGTGCTTCCAGCGCATAACTTGTGTGTAGCGCTAGCCATATGGCCTTGATGTGTTCTATCTCATCCACCTCCAGGCCAATTTCCTTCTTGCAGTTTATGACATGCAGGCTGTCATAGTATTTGCCGATCTGTGCGGCCATATCGATTATCGGCGCGGTCTCGTGTATCTTGTTGAATTCTTCCTTGGGGACATTATAGATGTTACGTATGATATGGCTATAGCTTTTTGAATGCAGGTTTGTCTCAAAAAAGCTCCAGTTGCTTACCAGTGCCTCAAGCTCAGGAATTGAAATCACAGGACCAAACACCTGTGCTGGGGCACGACCCTGTATGGAATCAAGGGCGGTTTGACGCAAGAGATTGCTGGTAAAAATATGCCGAACGGTTCCGCTGGCATTTTTAAAATCAGCAGCATCCTTTGTTAGGCTGATTTCCTCGGGTACCCAAAAGAACCCCCTGGCCGTCTCCTCGAACTTGGCGATCTTTGGATACTTGAACTCCTCAAATCTCTGTACCGTTACCTGTCCGGCAGGATCTAAAAACATCTTGCGGTTGAGATAGTCAGTTTTTTTAGATAAATCGTATTGTGCGATCGCCATGATTATATCTCTTTCTTAACTGTTATTTTGTTATTATTATTATAAAACGCAAGATTCGCAATGCTCTTCGTCATCGTAATTGATAGATTCAATCATAGCTGGAGTATTTTCTGCATCCATTTTGCTACCTTGTTTTTCAACAAGTGAGTAATATATGGTTTTCAATCCCCATACGTGTGCCTGCATTAGGTTCTTCGCAATTAATGTAGTCGGCACTTTACGATCTGGAAAGTGTTTTGGTGAATAGAAGGTATTGGTACTGATAGATTGATCTATATACGCTGCTAATACAGCAGCAGTTTTTAAGTAGCCATCACAGTTTTTTTGATCCCACAGCAATTGATACTTACTTTTTAGCTTTTGATATTCTGGCACAACTTGTATAAATGACCCAGCTTTTGATTCTTTAACACTAATCAAACTCATCGGTATTTCAATACCGTTTGTTGAATTAATGACAACACTTGAACTTTCAACTGGCGCGATTGCCATTAGTGTTGAATTACGAACACCATATTGTTTCATATTAGCACGAAGATTTTCCCAATCTAACTCTGGTGTAAAATCTGCAAGTTCATTAACACCAGTTGCACGCAATTCCCAAGGGAACACTCCTTGACCGTAACGTGTTTGACCACTATGCAAACATGCGCCGCGTTCTTTTGCTAATTCGACGGTGGCTTCTGTAAGATAGAATGCTTGATGTTCCATCCAAGATTTAACTTCTTGTAGAGCGTCTTTTTCACCATATTTGAAGTTGCGTTTTGCATGCCAATATGCAAGGTTTGTGACACCAATTCCAAGTGGTTGAATCTCATCATTACTAAGCTTGCTTTGTATGCTTAGGAAATCTTGATAATCAAGTATATTGCATAAGCTACGTTGTAGAATTCTGCAAGCACGTCGCATGTCTTCTGGGTTTCTAAATGCGCCCCAATTCACGCTGCCCAGAGTACACAGAGCTATTTTTGGTACTTCACGAGTGCATTCTTTTTTAATTATTTTCATTTTTTTAATTCCATTTCATATAAATACTATTTATACAGCATAAGGTACACAATGCATAAAATTAACACAAATTCCATTTATTGGTCTAGATATACTAAATTTATTAATACCAGACAAACGAGAATCATACCACCAAATTCTATGGTAGAACTTCATCATATTGTCCCCAAATGTGCAGGCGGCGACGATTCTGTTTCTAATTTGATCGAACTTACTGTACGAGAACATTTTATTGCACACTGGATGCTTTCTAAAGTTGGAATCGACGATGTGTGGTATAAACTTCGTTTTGCTTTTGGTTGTATGAGTGTTTATAGCAAGTCTAATTCTTATAGAAATTTTCTCAAATCTAGACAATTTGAAATTTCTAAAAAAATCAGAAAAGAAACTTTTAAGATGTGGAATGACCTCAATCCTTCTAAACCCAAAGGAACATCTTGGTATGTTGACGAAGATGGTGTTAGATATAGATGTCATCCAGATTCTCCTAAAATAAAAGAATTTAACTTAAAAATGCAGGCCCCTGGAAAAGGTAAAAAATGGTATACAGATGGTAATAAATTTTTTATGTTATTTGAAACTGATCCGGTGATTTTATCATTAAATCTGCAACCTGGCTGCCCAATTAAAGGGGTGGAAAAACAATATTCAGTTGAAACTTTAAAAAGTTTATCTGAGGATCGGGCGGGCAGATTTTGGTTCAACGACGGAAAACAGTCATATAAACTAAAATTAAACGACGTCAAAATAAAAGATTTAGGTCTTTCTGTTGGAAGACTTATATCACCAGACGGCTTAGAGCGAATTAAAAGCGGTGCCGCGTGGAAAAGAACTCCCGAAGATAATTTGAAAAATTCACTCAGGCAACAATCAAAAATGAGATTCAATGACGGCGTTAGAAATTTCACATTAGATCCAGATGATCTATTAATTTCGCAACTATCATTAATTCCAGGTGTCATATTAACACAGGAAGGCAGGGGGAAAATATCATTATGTGCTAAAAACAAAGATACCTCATATATTGTTGGAAAAAAATGGTTTAATGACGGCATAAAAAACTACAGATTGTTTGAAGACGAAGGATTAAAAATGGGATTGGTAAGAGGGAAATTGTACATCTCTAAACCAAAAAGTCTTTAATATCGTCGTCATCGGTTAATTCTCTTACCTTCTTTTTTTCGCCGTTTGATAATAGAACTTTATGCTGTCCAGGTAATGTTATTTCTTGACCATTATCTAATGTTAGTTTGAATTCGCCTTCATCGTCTAGACTATTGAATGGTTTTGTAGGAAGTAGAATTTCGCAATTATGGACTAATATATTATTAGCAAAAAAACATGACGTATCAGGAACACTGATATCATAAACGTCTGTTGGTTCAACCTTAATGGTTCTAACCGTTAAATGGCTATTAACTAATTCACCTACACACAACACGTCAGTTTCTACTAATTGGTCCGCACGAACATATCCACGGTTTTTAGTAAAAATCAAATGGTCGCCGGTACATTGTATAATATTTCCAGATTCATCTTCTATTTCATACAATTCCGTTACTGTTTTTGTTTTTTGTGCACCAGTTACCGATGCCCATGCTATTTTTCCGTCATCATAGCTTTTAACTTTGGCACCGTGCATACCACCTAATTTGAATCTTTCAACAAAGCTTTGCAGTGACATTTTTTCGATATTGCCGTTATTATTGAGAACTTCTATTTCTGTCTCACCTGTTAAACAACAAAGATTGCTTTGATAAATCGTGTGATATTCTGGGTCAAACGGTCCTTGATTTTGAACGTTGTCGATAAACACCAGATAAATCCTGCCGGTATCCGTGCGCTCTTTAAGTATACCTCCCTTGAATACTTCCTCGGCGCTCATGGTCTTGGTTCGTAAATCCGTTCGCTTCTCATACTTTACATACAGCTCCTCAAATAGCGCTGTGTTTTTATAAAAAGCCTCGTATAGGTCCGGAACCTCGTTTGGATCAAAAAACGTGATGTTTTCCTGGTTCTTGAACCTACGCCAGAAAAATGCGTTTAGCACCACACCGTAGTCCATGTGACGGACCCGGGTTTCCTCGGTGCCTTGATTGTTTTTCAATACGATCAAGTCATCAAACTGATGATGCCATATTGGATAAAATACTGTTGCACTATTGTGGGCCAATAATAATTTGTCTGGTTCCATCCCTGCATAATAATTTTCATGTTCATCAATGCTAAAATCGGCATATTGAGTTGATACGTTAGGAGAAGTTACTTCTTTAACTTTGTCTTTTTTGTTGATAACAGACACTACATAATCTGCTGTAGTAATATCACCACCCTTTACATATTTGATTTTTCCAAATTCATTGATTGCAGTAGGATGTGTGTCGCTCGTGATTAATTTAGCATCCGATGTTGATGTAATTTTTACTTGGTGTTCATGTGGAACTATCGGTCTCATGACATTTAATACTTTACGATATACATCCGTTTGTGTTTCAATATCACAAGATAGTACCAAATCTCCCAATTTTACTTCATCAATTTTAACTCTGTTCGATAAAAATTTCATTTATTCTGTCCTTCAAGTCGGATGATATTTCTTTGTCGTCTAATATTGTTTTATAACCAAGAACCTCTTCGATTGCAATAACACAATATTGACCTTTTCTGCAATTTTCTTTTTTTGGTATTAGTTGTAAATTTTGATAACTTCCTATAATTAATGGATGTATCTTGTTGACAAATCCGCCATATTTGGAAAATTTGTGATCAACAGCGTATCCATTCTTACCATAAATTATACCTAATTTGTTTTTTTCCGGATCGATGATATTTCCATATACAGCAATCGATATTTTGGTAGCTGTTCTTACTGCATCACAATAACTGTCGTAATTATCATAACTAAATTTCTTCAAAACAGGCCCGTGTTCTGTCCGACTATTTTTAAACCAACGAATTAATTTTGCCTCGTGTTTAACAGTAGATGCCCGCGATAAAAAAGTTTCTTGACGATTTTTAATTTTAGATTGGTATTCATTCCATTTGTCTTTGCCGATTGTTTCTCCAAACCTCGTTATATATGATTCCAATGAAGGGAGACGACCTATATCAGACCTATATTGTTGTGCTCGTATTTCAGCATCTTCTAACGAATACCCTTTAGATACCCAGTGATTTGAATTTGACGGGGTTGTTTTTTGTTTTTTTCGTGTTTTTCGTTTTTCATTAATTAAAAGAACTGCTTCTTCTTCAGTTTTACCCCGAGATATATAATATTCAATTGACCACGGGCTATTTTTTGCCCTATCTTTTCGAAGGTTTTTGTCGATTTTGTTAAACTCTTCGCCACACTTGAATTCTTTGAGATACTCATTTAAATTCATTCTGTTATGTCTCATAGTCAGATGTCGTTGTAACTGGCTCACGTTAGCCGAGCAAATTTTGCAGATATGCATCTCTTTCATCATCACTTCCCATATAGGCTAAAATAGTTAGCACATCAGTTATATTTATCAATTTGTCATCTTTTTTGATTATGTCACCTTGATAATAATTTTTGCCGTTAAATTCAAATCCAGTTAATTTGTCTACATATGAGTCTATGTGTACACATGCGTTCCTGATTCCGCCCTGACTGTTGTGAGTCAAGACCATAGGACCATCACTGCTATTAGAAGCAAAAAATGTATGGGTGTCGTCTACTGTAATATCAATATAGCCTGGATCATTTTGTTGTTCAAAATCGGCAATTAGCAAGCGAGTAAATCCATTTTCAGTAAGAACGCGATCTTCATTTGTAAGATCCTTTGGCTTTTTTTGCAAGAACGATCCTGACTCATGTAGTACCATAATAGGGTGATTCACCGAGCAATTCAATGTCACACCATTTTCAAACTCTAATCGAACTTGGTCGTGTTGATTTACAGTAGTATCCCATTTATTGGTTACTGTTTTAAACACTATTTCGCCGTGCTCATTTTTAGTTTTAATTTTCATACCTGCGGTTAGATCTTTAATTTGAATCTTTTTAGTTTTTACCATTTTCGTGTTCTTCTCTAGTTAAAGTTTTGATATCAGTAAATCTATCGGACATCTCAAATTGACTGACTTTTAATACTGTTTTACCTCTAGTTGTTTTGTAGTATTCATTCATTAGATCTTTTGATTTAAAAAACTTACCATCTACTTTATAGAAAACCTTAGTAGCTAAATTGGCGTAGTTAGTAGAATTTGTCTCATATTCTTCCTTGCTTATTGCAACAACTTTTCTTTCAGAAATGGAATATACCACAACATTTCCAGTATTATGATGTTTATATACATTTTTATCATATTTTTCTTTTTCTACTAGTTTCTTCTCACCGGTGTCTCTGTCTATAACCGGAACTACCCCAAATGTATTACCAACGTATCTGCCATTTGAGTTGTTGAATTCATTCTGTGACACTAGTATTTTACATTTATTAACAGTATCGTATGCCGATACTTTCCCTTTAGTAATGCCGACAAAATTAGGGTTAGACTCAAAAGTAGTCTTTGGGATTCTGAAAGTTTTTCCAGTAGTCGTGTCTAATGCCAGAACGTGATCTTTAAATTCAGTTAATTGAGTATTAGGATCGAAGTCTGTGGTATATATTTTTTTAATACCTGTTTCTGTGCGTATATTCATCATACCTTTCGATACGTGCTGATGTTTTCCTGTGGCGAATTCTTCTACCGTTACTCGATAAGTATTGCCATAGTTGTCTTTACATAACACAGATCCTGCCCCACAGTTTGATCCTCCTGCGGTAAGAGAATTTAAAAACTCAGGATTCTTACCAACTTGATGCTTTTGATGGAATATTTTTTCTGCTGCAAATGCATCGCTTCTGGTTTTAAAGTATTCAACTCTATATTCAAACAAATCTGGGAATTTTTTTAGTTTTTCCTTAAAATCAATCACTGTTGAACTAGTAAAATACTTTATTAACAAGTCGTGCATACCACTACCTTCAACTCCACGAGAACCAGAGTAAAACTTTCCTGTTTCCGTGTCTTTAAGTGTATAGCAATAATAAGCAGAGTTTATTAGCATATTAGTTTGTGATCCATTATATGATTCTTGTAGATAATTTAGCATTTCGTATACCTCCATATTATTTATGCTGGTATACGAAAAACTGTCATTTATCTGTAGAATTATCTTCATCTAAAACCTCTACCCAGGTATCTGGGGTAACACAGCAACTACGCAAGTCACCAAACCATTTCTTTAAGAAAGGGATCATACCAGTATGCATGATTTCGCCACCCCTAATAGGACTACCAAGCGGACGGATCCTGCCTATTTCCAACCCAATGCCTGCACGTTTGCTGGCGTATTTGGCCATCATTTCGCCTGAAGCAAATATGCTGTCTAGATCGTCGTCGCTACGTATGAGCACGCATGAACTAAACTGTTTGGTTGGAGTGCCCAAACCGGCTAAAACCGGTGTGGCCAACGTAAACAGCCCGTCAGATGCTGATTGATAATACTCCTTGATGTAACGCATGCGTGCCGTGTTTGGTTCTTCTTTATGGAACACGGTGGCTGCGGCTATCATGTAACGTATCTGTGGGGTTTCATATATTTCTTTTGTTGCACGATTTCGAACCAAATACTTTTCGATTAGTTGCTCAATGGCTGCGTAACCGTATTGCTCGTCCTTTTCATGATCGAGCATGTCATTCATTTTATTCCAGTCATCTTCCGAATACCATTCGAGAAGATCTGCCGTGTATAACCCGGCTTCCACGTTTCGTTTTACGATTGAATAGAGATGTGGAACTTCGTATGTCCCATACACATCCTTACGCAGCATGCTCAATCGCTGCTTTCCTGCCACATATTGGTAGTTGGTATGGCCGATACCTGGATTGATATCTGCATCAATTAGATCAACTATTGCCCGCAGTGTTATGCCGTCAATCTCCGTGGAGGGAATATTGTTGTAGAAATGTGGCTGCGCCTTGATTTCAATCATCGATTGGCTAACGTCGGCTATGTTTTTACATACCTTGGCAATCTGGGCCTGCCACTTTTCGATGTCAAGCAGCTCCTGGCGTCCATCCCGTTTGGTGACGTAAATTTCTCCCTGTCTATGGGTTACCATGTTCGATCCTTTTTGATTTTATACTGAGTTAATGTGCGGTCGCTGAAAGCCACATATTTAAATGTTATATTATGGTATTGTCATTTGTTATTATGGATTTGGGCAAGATCATATTCTGATAGTTTAACAGGTAATGATCACCATTGCTATATCCATATCTTTGCTGCACCGTATGTTCCATGTTTGACATTTTTTTGTCTACAACTTGCTTGTATTCTAAGTTCAACCACCAGCTGCTGTCTACTTCTAAAACGATAGACTGTAGGCATCGGCGTCGGTCGGTTATCAGCTGTAATTGTAGCCTGTCAGCGTTCCATCGTCCGTCAGCAGCATAGATAAGCGTGTAGAACATTCCCAATGAAACTGCGCTTTCATCAAACTTGTTTTGATATATTAGATTCCACGCAGTTGGCCATGAAGCACAATCATCCCAATCAAGCACTCTTACCGATATTGGTGCATGGCTCCAAAAATCAACAACTTCCTGCAACTGTAACATATCTGGCAGATCTGCGGTTAGGTTTGCTCGTAAATTTTTCCAAGATTTTAATAGATGCATTGATCCTTGAAAACAATCAGGGCTGTGCATTATGTGGCGACTCCGTACATCTATTATGATTCAAGTTGTAAAAGCGTCAGTGTGACGGTAATGGCCGATGTTGAGCCACCATTATTATACACCTTCATCTGTATATTGCTGTTGGGCGACGATTCGCTGCTGTAACCAATCACGGCAGGGCTGAAATACACGGTACCTGCGCCTGTTGTGATTGCTTCGGCAACCACTCCGCTGCCGAGAGTTGGGTCGGTATTGATGGATCTGCCTGCATCACTGGTCCTATCCGCAATGCTGGTATATACCGTAACCCATGCACCAAACGAGACTTGTATGCTATACAAGGCATAACCTACATAACCCACCGCGGTTATGTTGGCACTCGACCCGGCAGTGAGACTACCGGTGGTTACGGCAACCGTGGTCCTGGCTGACAAGCTGTTGCCGCTGTAGCCGCTATAACCAGAATATCCACTGATGCCCGAATATCCCGAGGACGCAAAGGCACCATTGAGACCACTGTATCCGGAGTATCCACTGTATCCGGAGTATCCACTGTATCCGCTATAACCTGAACCGCCAAGTCCATTATTTTGTTGTGCATCTATTATGAGATTGTTGGTACCATGATCAACCACTCCGGGTGCCAAAGAAAACACATCTCCTATGCTGGCATTTATGGTTGAAGAGGTTCCCCAGTATAGGCTTTTGACCGAGTCGGCCGTTCCTGTGTCGTAAAAGGTGTTGCCAATGCTTGTAACGCCGGGATTGCTGCTGGCGTCACCAACATAGATACCATAATTGGCGATTGTGTAAAATCGAGATTGCGTGACAGTTGTGTAGGATGGTCCATTATAAGTAGGTGCTAGCCCTGCGCCAATCCCTCGATATAGCGTGTGTAAACCACACCGGCTCAGGGTGGTATATTGCACAGGATCGTTCATTAATAAGGCCGTGCTGAAATTCTGTATATCACAGTCGACCAATTGGGCATCGTGTGTGTAAACGGCATTGCCCATGGTTTCACAGGTAAATGCGGCGTCATTACCGCCCGGAAATCCATCGTGCCATCCACCTACTAGCCATACCCTTTCAAATCTTACATGTGTATACCTTAACAATTGAACCGCGCTTATCTGCTGGTCATTGGTGTTGATTGCCATGTCGCGCACATGTATGTGTGTAGGAAGCAGTGCTCCGTTTAATCCTACGTTGGCATCGGTTTGACCCAGACTATCAACCGTTTGGAACATAAATGGCATCGACGTGCCACTGGCTGCCATTATCGTGGTTCCGCTTGATCCATCCCCGATCAGGCTTACATACGGATACAACAATATGGGACTGGCAATTAGATAGGTTCCTGCCGGAAAGAACAACGAGATTGCAGTGTTCCCATTGGCAGGATAGCCCTGCAACAGTTGTGCAATGGCAGCATTTATGGCAGGAGCATCATCTGTTACACCATCACCTACTGCACCAAAGTCCTTTATGCTGGCTATGTCGTCCAGCTTTGCTTGCAGGGTCCTCGATATCGCAGCGGTCAAGTCCACTCCGTTGGCACTGAAGATCGTGTTGATCAAGCTGGTGTTTTGGCTATATGCCGTTAAGACCTCAGTATTACCACCGTAGCCACTTGTATTTCCTATAAACAATTGCCGTGTATCGAGACACCATCCAAATTCGCCTTCTGCCAGTGCAGCTGGCAGGTCTGCGTATACCCCTCTACGGTTTTGTATTCTTGATATTGTTTGGATGGCCATGTATATAAGCTCCGATATGTGGAATATTTAGCTACCCATCACTCTTCAGTTGACCTTAATTTCACACATGCTATAAATTAGATAACATGAATGCAGACAACAACATATTGCTGGATATCAAACAGCTGGTTAAGCCTGGCTTGGAATCCCTGCGAAATCTTTTCCTGGCAAGAGGTCATGATATCCGGTTGGTCGGCGGTTGTGTGCGAGATTACATGTTAGGGATGCTACCAAACGATATTGATCTCTGCACGGATGCAACACCAGACGAGCAGGTTGCAATCTACCAAACACATGACATCAGATACATTGAAACTGGGTTGCAACATGGTACCGTTACCGTGGTTCTGGATGGCGAAACGTACGAAATCACCAGCCTGCGTGCTGATGTAGAAACTGACGGGCGTCATGCCATTGTTGCCTACACTCGTGATTGGTATGTTGACCTGCAACGGCGTGATTTCACCATGAATGCCATGAGCTTGACATTTGACGGAGAGCTGATTGATCCTTTTAATGGCTTGACGGATCTAAGAAAAGGTCTTGTGGCATTTGTGGGCGATGCGGAACAGCGAATCCAGGAAGATTACCTACGCATCCTCCGCTGGTTCCGGTTTCGTGGTCGCTTTGGCATGAGCATGAGCTATTCCGCGCGCAGGGGCATTGAGAAACATGCAGCAGGCCTGGAAAAAATCAGCCGGGAAAGGGTGTGGAGCGAAATCGGAAAGATCTTGACCGGTAATTATGGGCCTTTTATCATGATAGAGCTGCACCAGATGGGCATTGGCCAACATATAGGCTTGGGCAACACGGTTGCTAACATTGTCGATGCAGAAGCGGTACATGCTATAACCAAAAATCCTGTTACCATCATGGTGGCGCTGTATGAGCGGGAGGCCAGCAATATTCTCAGAAAATGGAAAGCAAGCCGGGCAGAAATCGATCTGGCGGTTTTTCTATGCACTGAGCAATATTCGGCCATCTCCCCGTTTAACTGGATGGCGGTATCTGGTATCAGCAGGGAATTGGCAATGGAGCTGGCTGCCCTAAGAGGCATGGACGGGTTTGACCGTGCTGTTCTGGCAGAGTGGGAAGTGCCGGTATTTCCTGTAACGGGTGACGACATCATCGCCATGGGGGTCAAGCAAGGACCCGAGGTGGGTAGGTTACTGTCGTCACTTAAAATGTATTGGGCATCCAATAACTATACACCCACACGCTACGATCTTCTGGGGCAGTTGGATAAGTGATTGAATTTCTGTTATCTAATTTTGCTATGGTGTGATATATCTCCTGCGCATAGTAAATATGCGCAGGAGATACTGTCATGCGAATAATTGATGTGATTGGCGAAACGGCTGGTGTCGGCAAAATAGAATTGGGAATCAATACCACGCCGGATGTTCATCCCGGCGAAATCAAGCGACAAGCTGCAAAAATGAGCTTGAACGTGGACAACAACGGCAGGCCACCCATTGCAAATACAAATGGGTCCGACGCAGTAAAAGAAAGCGTTTCCGGTGCAGTCATGCTGGATATATTCCATAGGCAGCATCATGACCAACCTGGTCTCAATAAGCAAATGGAGCAGTGGATAAACGGCCAAAAGTGGGGTATGAAAATGATCGCACCTGACGATCTTCCAGAACATGATGCTGACACGGAAGATCCATTTAACCGTGTGATTTACCTTGACGACAGCAGGGTTTCATGGTATGAACGCAAATTGAAAGCTGGACAAAAAATAGAACCCATAATCATGGGACCTAACGGGAGCGTCATCGATGGCAATCATCGTGCGCAGGCAGCTAAGGATCTACACCAGCCAATACTGGCATATGTGCCAATGGGATCATTGGACGAAGAAGTTTGGGACCAAAAAAATCCAAAAAAACGCCACAAGCATCTATCCCCTGCACAAAAATCGGCGGCCAAGGCCAGGGCTAAACGTGCCGGAAGACCCTATCCAAACCTAATTGACAACATGTGGGCGTCTCGCAAATAATCAAACTTGATGTTTACGGATTCAAAATTATTATTTGCCTCTCTGGATCTTCCCGACAATCCCGTTAAACCTAACGTGGAATGGCCAAAGATTATTGATAGGCCGAGTGAGATACAAAAGGTTGACAGATCAATCTTAACTGACGATGTCAATCAAATCATCAGCGATCTCGGCTTATCTATTGATTATTTGATGCTTTGGACATGGAGCCAGCCGGCAGATAAAAATTATTATGAAATCCATTCCGACGGCCATTATACCAATGTGCATGCAAGGTATCTAGCAATGAATTGGCTCATAACAGGGACCAGCAGTGTCAATTGGTATAGTTATGATAATGGAACACCGACGCTGAAAAAATACCGAAGCGACACATTCCAATTAACACAATGGTCATATGACACCGCACCTGCAAAACACCTTGCTAAATGGACCGGGGCTAAACCTGCCATACTTAACATCCGACAACCACACCAGGTGATCGTTGAAAGCGCAGATGTACCGCGCAGAAGTGTAACAATGCGGTTTCTTCCCAACATAACCATGGAAGAAATGATTTCACGGCTTGGAAAACGTGTTTTAAAAATCAACGAAGAATGATTTGCTGTAGTTGACCTTACCATCTATGCAAGCGTATCCTATTGCATGGAATATAAAATCGTCAAACCAAAATGGCAAAAAATTGAAGACGTGCCGGTGATAACATACGATTGGGCCGCACTGATTGCCGGCGACAGAATATCAGTTGAGGATATAAACGATCTTGTTGACACATACGAAGATTGGCTGGCAACCTTTACACCTGATGGAACTTAGCCACCCGCTGCCACCAACGTGCTGTAAATTCCTCAAATTCTTCACCACGCAATACCCAGTGCTGTGGAGCCAGATCTTTTGAGCACATTAGTATCACACCTTGTTTGATATCTGTTCCATACAAAGCGTTATGTGCAGCCGCATAGGCCACCAGCTGTGTTTTATAATCCACAACCCGTTCGTCAGTTTTTGGCTGATTGGTTTGTTTAAAGTCAACAATGCTAGGCACACCTTGATAGACGCCTAGGACATCTGTTGTACCTGCGTATAACTCTGGGTAATACAGATTGACTTCCAATCCCCAAACCTCATCCAAAAATGGTCTAAGATAGTTTTCCAGTATCACTTCTGCCATTTTTGAGCTCTGTTTATGGTAAAAGTTGGTACCCGGAGTAGGGTTCTCTCCCTTGAGGTATCTTTCTAAAAACGAGTGCATCAGTGTTCCACGAAAAGCAGCTTCCTTGGTGATTTCATTCGCCTTTTTGTCGCCTACACTACGTCGCCATGCTTCGAGAGCCTTTTTAGATTCATCTGACTTGGTTTTATCTAAAATAGTGGTTACAGATGGTAATTTGTTCCCATATGGATCAACATATTTGCGACCTTCGGGTCCCCCGTCTTCTCGTGCAAGAGGCTGGTATTGAAATTTGTCTACTAATATCATAGCAGTATTATTAGCTGAATTGCAGTCAAATAACTATATTGTCTGTCCTAGTTTGTTTAATCTGGCCCGTTCAAGCGCATGCAGATCGGACAGTGTTCCTTGTTTTACAAAAAAGCTGCTGGCCGTAAGACGATTTTTAATATCATGGCTTATTTGCAAAAAGTTGTTGCTGACAAATATCCTACCATCTTTTAGCATTGCCCAGTGCCATCCTGTTTTGGCTTCAAGCAATGTTGATCCAACCGGGATCCAGATATCTTCGTGTGCGATTGCATAGATCTCGCAATCAGCATCAAATCCGCCGGGCGTAGGTATGCTTGAGTTGACCATTTTCTCGGCTATTTTCTCAGCTATTGTTGATTTTTTCTGGTCCAGCCCAAATTGATTGATAAGAAGAAGACCTCTAATGACATCTGGTTTTTCGTTTAGTGCCAGTATCTCTTCTTCTGACATTGAGGCTGATTTTGCAACAAGCTCTTTTATCCTGGGTTTTTTGCTGGCCAATAGAAGTGTATCTGGCCCATACATGCTTCTCATGACAACAAAGTCACCATTGTATGACCCAGGTAAAGGTATTGCCAGTAGCGGTGTTGACTATGCGATTAACAATATAACCCATTGATGCAAAATAGTTAATTACTGCATTCATCTGGTTATTGTATGGTGGGGATAGCAGAGGGTTGCTCATGTTGGTACTTTGCCATGCGCCATAGTAATCCTGGCTAGGATAGTACGCATAAACATAAAATGTTCCTGTCCCAGCTGTGGTTAGGGTGATCGGAATTGGACGAGGTTGGACGGCGTTGGCATAGCTTGACGCCAACATGATTGTGTTTACGTCCACATAGATCACGTAGTAATATGTGGCCTGGGCAAGAGGCGATGGTAATGTACCTGTGCTGCTCACGGTTACTATATCGCCCGTGTTAAATGGATGATTTGTAATAGTAAGCATGTTGCCAGTTACGGTCCATGCGAGAGGAGTAAACGGGGTGCTGTATGTCATCAAGGTTCCGTTTGATACCTGTGTTTGATATACACCCTGGCCGACCGCAGCAAACACTGCCTGTTGCAAGGCGCTGGTTTCCCTATTAATGGCTTCCTCTGCAGGCAATGAACTTCTTGCATCAACTGCATTATAAAATACCGGGCTCGGCGCCGGAGATGGATTATACGCATAATTGTAATAGAAGCTGTTCCAGTAATTTGCGTTGTTGAGAGAGCAAGACATTTGTTACGTCCTATAGTAGTGTTTCAATTGGTTGTGTATTCAGACAGCTCACCAGACTTTACCGTTTTTTCAGCCTCTTTTTCCGCGGTCTTATCTATCTTGTCTTTTTCTTTTTCCTTCTCTTTGTTGCTCATGGAATCCGGAACATTGGTTTTGATTTTTATATGTTCCGGTCCACTTCGTTCAACCACATCCGTAAAAGGAGGTTTGGACAAAACCGTCATAAGATCGTCGGTATCGACGTCATGATCCAATCCGCGCATGTATGCTACAGCACCGTTGGGCCCACTCATTGGTGCCCAGGGGCGATTTTTGTTGCGGTACATGATGATGAAATCCATGAGATCATTGTTAATCTCTTGCACAACCTCACTTTCGCAAATCAGTTCTCGAATCAACACAGTTATGCCTTTATCTTTTTATTGATTGCAGCCTCAAACGTTTCTGGCTCAATCATCCTTGGATTGGAAATCTTGCTGCCGTTCAGATCCAACCAATACCTGCGGGTTTCGGCATTTTCAAACATTTTCTTGGCCTTGCGACCGCTTTTTGTTTCGTATATCACACCAAACGGAGTTTCGTTTTTTACCTTTGTGAGTTCCTTAGCTTTGTTTAGCAGCTCAATGCTTTGCAGCATGCCAATCACACCTTCCTGCATGATTTGACGCACCACGCTTTTTTGCTCAGCAATCTTGCGCTTTGCGGAGATCATGCTTTGGCGGATTGATTCGCCTTCAAGGCCATACCCTACATTTAGAGGATCTGTTGCTTTACCTTCTGCCAGCTGACGCTTAAAAGCAGCTTTGTGGGCGGACATTTCTTCGGAATAATTCTCAAACATGCGATTGGCTTCTGCCAGTGCTGCAACTGCTTGATCATATCCTTCTTTCTTTGGTCCAAATTGCTTCCATGCTGTGGCATAAAGAATGGATTCCCAATTCTTACCATAGCGCTTTTTGAACGCCTCCTTGTTGCCAGTGATGAAATCCTCGGCTTTTTTACCTGGGGGAGCGACCTCGTCCACTGTTGTTTCGGTCTTTTGCCCCCTACGAATATACGCAGGAACTTCCAGTTCACGTTCTTTGCGTAACATATCTGGAGTTACTTTGGTAACCCGTATCTCGCCTTTCTTCAGTGGAACTTCGTGTTGTGCCTTGAGTTCGCTTGGAGTAGGCGGGGAAAGGCGTGTTACAACCGGTTTCGGCTTTCTCGAAAAAATACCCTCAACAACGGGGTGGTCGCTGTTTATCTTCGTGATTTTATCCCACTGTTTGTCGGCATCACTTGGCTTGGCTTTTTGATTGGCCATGTTCTTCTTGTAGCCGGGCCAGTTTTCATTTACTTCAACGTCTTCCCTAAAACTAGGAGCATCCGCTTTGGCCGATCCAGTCCTACCAATATGTCCACCTCGCATGGCGCGTCGATACCGTTCGCTACCCTTGGCATCTTTGCCAGGTCCTTGGGTAATTTTGCCGCCTTTGGCTAGGAATTCCTTCTTTGCCTTTTCAACTTCAGCTGCATGTGGGTCATATTTTTCAGACATCATCATTGCACCGCATTCATTGCAGCACATTTTTCCGTTGGTGTCTTCCATGTATGTGCCTACACCGCATTCATTGCAGGTCATGGCACCTTCTTTTATTTTTCCCCATTTGTTTTTCTGTTTAGCCCTGATGGCAAAGTCAATTTGCTTGACTGTTTTTTGTTCAGCTGCGGTACGTGTGGCCTTTTTCATTAGCTTGGACTTTTTAGCTTTAAGCTCTGCTAATGTGTAACCATCCCACTTGCCCTTGTCTTTTTCTGCGGTATGCATTTTGGCATTCCATGACTCCGCAACCGGTTTCTTGGCCCGGCCTAGCGCTGCTTCTGGATTTTCTTCCGGTTCTTCAGACTCTTCGCCGCCTAGTGCTGCCATGTCGGCGCTTATGTCAGTGTTGTCCGGCGGGGCTTCCGTGTCGCCTGCCTGTTCGATGTCGGTCTGCTCGGATGGTACGCCACCTGACTGCAATGTTGTCGTTGCAGCATCTATTGTTTCTTTGGTCTCTGTGGTAACATTAAGTAGGTTATCCAGTGCTGCCTTGACCGTGTCGTTGAAACCTGCTGCCGCGTCTGGACCAAATTGGCTACGCATGCTGTCAACCAACGGCATTAGCTCATTAACACCCAGCTTTGCCACATCCTCAGCCATGTCCTGGACCTTGCCCGATATTGCTTTTGCATTGATGATCAGCGTAGCCTTGGCAAGTTCTTCGCTATTGGGGTCGACATCCTCATACAGATGTGATTCGGCAATTGAATTCCTTTTTGCTCGGCGCGCTTCATCGAAATGATCATCCAACGCATGATGTTCAAATTGCACATAGTCCATGTAGTGCTTGCTGCTGCTTATGCATTCGCTGGCGGTTGTTAGTTTCATTGCTACCCAGCCTTCAAGTTTGTCACCTGGCTTGATTAGGTTAAAAAGCTTGGTACTGTATTCCATGATCAGCATTAGGTTTTCACGGGCAATGCTACCGCTTGTTTCGCCTAATTCGACATCGCCTTCTATATCTTCCGGCAATTCAGCCGGCTCAAAGGTCTTGTAATAGTCGAGATAGTGATATACCTTGTCAAGCATGTTGGCAGCCTTGGTTAGGCACGCAGCTATCCAGGGTTGTATTTCTTCCTGTGGATCAACCTGCTTGAGCATGCTCATGGCATATTTTGCGTTGCGATAAAGCTCGCTGCGGGCCATGCTTGCCTGGTATTCATAATGATGAGCTTGACCAAACGTTGCGTTACCAGGCATTTTAGGAGCACCTATCATCTGCGGATTTAAAGTATCGCTTTCGCGTAGATTTTCATGCACATTGTCCATTCCAGGATTGGCATGGCTGCTTGGCTTTGCGGCCACTACGGAAACCGCCTCGTCAGTGTCTACTTTTGGCAATGATGCGATGTGGGACATGCGTGCATCCAGCAGGTCCTTACCAAATTTTTCTATGCCGGCATTGATCATATTGCCGACATTTATCGGGCGAGGTAAGGATTTTATCCACGACATGATTGCCTTTTCATGTGTATCTAGATCTGATGCGAATGATGTTCCGCGCGCGGCTAACTTATCGGCGATGCCCGACAGGGCGTTGGAAAAGGCAGTAGACTGCTGCGTTGACTGCGGCACTTTGGCTGCGATATCGCTCAGCTGTGTCGAAATCGTGGGCTTGGAATTCGTATCTTCATCCAAATTGTTGCGATATGCCGCTTCTTCTTTGGGGGTTGCCGGTACGACCTTTACGTCATAAAATGCTCTTGTGCGATTACTGTTAAGAAATCGATCTTTAACGTCTTCTGGATTGGTTCCGTAACGATATTCTTCGTCGTGCCATTCGCGGTCGGGTGCATCCGAGCGGCTTTTCTGCGTCACCCAGTAGGTGATTTTGTACAATTTTCTATCCATAGGATCTTCCATGATTGATTCGTGCATCTTTGTCGACTTGCGGCGGCGCTTTGGACCTATTTCGGTCAGCATTATTTTCATTGCCTCAAGGATCAACATTGCTTTGGTGTAGCCTGGGTTAAGCTGATAGCTGTTAAAACTGCTTTCAGCAATTATCCTGTTTCTGGTTAATTCCCAAGCAGACTGGCATTCCTTGATGGCAAATTCTGCTGTTGGACTGTCTAGATCTATGTTAATCGTAACACCGTGAACATCGTTCAATGTTGCAAGTATTTGTTGCAATCTTACTTGCGATGTTGATTCGAACTGGTTTAGATACATGTGACTAGATCTCCTGGCCATGCGGGCCTTCCGCTGTTTGGTTATTTATGTCAAACTGCCGGAGAGAAGCTATATTGAAAATGAAGTACCACAGCCACAGGTGCTTGTAGCGCCTGGAATATCCACGGTGAAATATGAACCGCCTAAATCGGTTTTATAGTCAATCGTGGACCCTTGTATGATGTCCATGCTCACCGCATCTATCAATAATTTACCATTGACAAAATCATACACGGTGTCGTCATCGTCTTGAATGCCGGTTATATCCCAAGATTTTGAAAAACCTTGGCAGCCGCCACTGCGTATGGCCAAACGCACCATGGAACCTGTTTGTGCGCATAGACTGCTTATTTGCTTTTCAGCTGACTGTGTTATGATCAGCGACATTCTTTGGCCAGTGTTTTAATCAACCTTTTTGCATCCATGCATCTATCCATGCTAGCCTGCAATCTGCTTTCGTACAGGTCATTTTTTACGGGATCACGTGTTGCTACTATGCGTTTTTTGAATTGCACCGCATCGACTCGATGGCTGGTGTAAGCATCGTCGTGCTCAAATAGTTTACGAACGGCCGGGTCGTTGGCAAATCTACCGGAATTGAGATACCGTACCACTGCCAGTGCGGTTTCATATAGGCTTATGTCGTCAGCTATCGTATCATTTGTAAGGCTGTTGTAGATGCTGTAAAACTGTTTGCCAGCGGTGCGTAGCGCGTCCTCTTTTACCAAGATTTGATATCGTCCTACCTTGACTCCGTTGTTTACGCGCTCGGTTACAAGTGCTTCGGCTACATTGCCGTGCACGACTGACTCGGTAATCATGTCATCCACCACGTGATTGCTTAGGCTGTTTAACCGATTCAATACCGCTGCCATGGCGCTAACATCTGCCGAAGTTGCCTGACCAGGGCCTGCTAACTCAATTTCATGGGTAGATTCTGCCATGACCAAGCGGCCTGTTTTGGGCTCTGGATTTGATTTACCTTCCATGATATTGCGTAGGCGCTGCATCGCATCTCTTTCTTCAGGTGTTACCGTCATTTCAGCTCTCCCATAGTTCTTCAAGATCATTTAATACAAAGCATAGATTACCTTCATAAACGAATCTGGTCAATAAACCTCGTTTCACCAAATTCCTGGCAAGCTCTTGTTCGCGGTCATCAAGCACAGCTTTTGGCAGAGGTCCATCATATCCCTTTACTCGCTCGAGTATGATGTTTTCTTCATTGCTAACTGGTTGTAAGAAACCGCCCTTTACCTCTATGAATTTCAAATCCATCTCTCCATTATTTTGCCTGGGTCATGCCTTTGGCAGCGGTTATCAATGCTGCACCTAATCCCACGGCCATGTTTACCTTGGTTTCCAGATCTGGTGTAATTTTTCCACGCAATTGTTCTACCTGGCTTTCAAGACCTGCCATGACCTCGCCTATGGTTGCAAGGCGTGCTGCATCTGGATTATTACGATATTCTCCGTTTAGGTTCGCTCTGAAAAGCTGTTCAAACATGTTTGTTGAGTCAGCTTCGGCAATTTGTTCATCCTCTAATACTGGCTCAGCTATTGTTGGCACGCTTATTCCTGCCAGTTGCATCATGCGATTTATTGGATTCAAAGGCTGCATTCCGCCCAGCACACCTTCATCTATTTTGGTAAGTCGAGATCCAAGAACCATTTTAGTACGACCTTCAAAAAGTATTCCAATGGTTCCGTTTGGGCCTTGCGGGACAATAACTTCCACTTCTTGCGATTCATAAAACGCCACTTCGCCCTTTTCCCAAGTTATTTTTGGTTCTGTTGGAACTTCATTGATGCGCAGTGGATGTTTTGCCTTGCGGCTCCAACGGTCGTTTTCTGTATTCCATAGTACCAAATCTTCGTTGGTTTGTTCAGCCACTATTTTCCTGGGTTTCATAACAACATCCTCCGGTGTTCCTTGCACTTGTGCAAGATAATCTTTGAAATTTTTCATGATCTGTCCTTGCTAATTGGAAACAATGGTTTATCGGACTGATCGTTATCTGTTGTTTGCGGAAGTTGCCGTGCAACATGCATGATTTTCCCATCCTTGCGTACAATGGTCATTTCAATCGGGCCTGCTGGGGTAAAAATATGATCTAATAACATGATTGAATATTTATTACACAATCACAAAGAAAGGCGCATTGCTGCGCCTTTCATGTTTGTAATACGCTTTATGGGCGATATTATGGAGTTGGTAGTGCGTTCTGGTTTGGAACGTTTGGTGAACCAGCATTGGCCAATGTTGCAACATATGCAACTGTGTTGAGGCTTGCACCAGGTGCAACTTCAAAATAGTTGGTGTTGACATTGACTGTCTGTCCGCTTAGGGAAGTAAGGGTACCGGCAGTTGTTGAACCATTAAGCACTTCGCTCTGCAGGTCAAAAACTGTTACGCCAGCTGATGTTGCACTGTTCAGTGCATCAAGGAACTGGTAGCCAGTTGTGTTGCTGTCCCAATTTGGGCTGTCAACGGTTGAACCACTCACATACCAGTAACCGGTACGCTCAGTGATAAACTTGATGTAATATACCGTCTGGCTGCTGGTGTAATCGCTACCAAAATCATTGCTGTAGCTGTAGTTTGTTGAAGCGTTCAGCTGTGTTGCAGTGAGGTTGATTGCATTTGGGTTTGAAGAGGTTGCATAGTTGCAGCTGATTGCAACTGGGTTAACATTCTGGGCAAAAAGCTGCTGTAGGATGTTAAGGTTGGTCTGCTTCACGTATGCATCCTGGTAAGCACCGGCCGAGTTGTATGTCTGGGCAGTACCTGTTCCGTCCACAACGGTGACTGGCTGCCAAGTGCTGTAACCCTGCTGTGTGTATAGCAGGTTGATTGGGGTATCGACGTTGGTCTGGAAGCATGGCACCAATGTAGCAATGGTGAAAAAGTCCATGCTGCCTGTGAGGAAGTTACCCCCAAGTGCACCACCGTTAACGCGGTTGTAAGTGCCTGAATTATAGGCCATTGTTTGTTCTCCTTGTTAAGTGCAAACTTTGTTTTGCAGAGTTATTTATATCAATCTGTATTTTTAACCGTTTTTCTTACGCTTCTTACGGCTCTTTGGCTTTTCAGGCGGTAATGTACCAGCTGGGCCAAAAAAGCTCTGGCCAGCCGGCATCCTGCGTATCATGGGCATAAGAGGTCCGCCTGCACCGGGTATGCTTGCAATGCTGCCGGCACTCGTGCTGCCTCCGGATGCGTATTCCATTAAAGCACGTATTTTTTTGACCGTTGTTTTCTTGTCATGGTCATCTTCCCTAATGATTTTTAACATCGTTTGCACAAGCAACATGTGCCGATCTATGTTTTCACTTACTTTAGACTTCATCTTGTTCGCGTAGGCTTTCTGTCGTGTAATCGGTTTTGTCGATGCTCTTATTGGTGATTTTTTAACCGCGCCTGCTGTTTGCTTGACCGCAGCCGGTTTTTGGCTTGCTGGTGCGGCAGTCGACGCCGCAGCCGATGTCTTTTTGGGCGGGGACTGCGGAGCAGCGAACTTTGCCACCTCGTTTGCCGTCTTCTGCAGGAAGGCCATTGCACCGGCA